CCATCGCCTGGGTGATCGAGGTCGCCGTGAAGAGGTATTCACGGTTGCACTCGACCTCGATGGTCTTGCCGCCTGCAGTGTGTCCTGTGAGGGTGTTGTCGATGTCTTCGGCCGCGATGCCCGCGACCTGAAGGCCGGCCGTGTCCGCGCCTGCGATGGCGTAGCCGCTCGCGTCGATGCAGACGATGCCGCCTTTGTAAATCTTGATGTCGTCGGCGACCGGGAAGGGGATGAGCTTGGGCACACCCCTCGACTGGCGGTTCGCAGACGCCGCTAGAGCTGTCATTGGTTGGTCTCCTTACTGATGGTTTGAGGTTTGCGTCGGGCTTACACAGCGAACCCGCCTTGCGGCGGGCTCGATTGTTCGGTCGAGACGACTGGGGCGCTAGGCCTTTGCCGGCTCCTTCGTTGCGCCGAAGTCGGCCGGCAATTCGATGCCCTTGGCCTCCGCCTTCGTCTTCATCAGTGACACGCGGTGCTCCGGCGACCAGGTGCCGAGCTTCTTCGCCATGTCGATCTCCGATGCCGTTGGCTCAAGCTCGGTGAGGTCAACGCGGCGGCCGCTGGCGTCAACGACGTCGCCTGCCGTGCCGCGCTCGCTCAGATCGACGAGGTTGGACGGCTGCGTCTCGAGGAAGTCCTCGAACTCCTTCGGGTCGCGCAGCGCCATCTTGAGCGCCGTGTCGCGCTGCTTTGGGAGCAGCTTGTTGGCCGCGATCGCGGCGTCGACTTGGCGCTCGGCCGAGCCGCTCGCGAGTTGGCCTTCCAGCGAGAGGATGCGCTTGTCCTGCTCGGTGACCTTCGTCCGAAGCTCGGTCGCCTCGGTCTCGTCACCTTCGGGCTTTGCCTCGGCCTTCGCCTTTAGCGCGCCGACTGCTTCCACGATGTCTGCATCTTCGTCAAGGCCGAGGGTCTCGCGAAGCGCCTTCTCATCGAGTGCCATTTGAGCCTCCCTGTTCTCCGCGAGTACGCGGGCTAGACGTTCCTGATCGGATTGGCTGAGGTTGGTTTTGGCGAGACGCCGAAGGCCCTCGGCGTACGCCCGGTGGAGCTGGCGCAGGGTAGGTGCGCCGGTCTTGTTCTTGATGAGCTTCTCCGCGCGGCCGTGCAGATGGCGGAGCTGGCCGAGCAGATCATCGAGCTCAGTCGTCGCAGCGGCGAATTCGTAGAGCGGCGCGTCGGCGGCGCTGAGGTCCGCCCAGGTCGTCTGGCGCTGCACCTCCACCTCGTCGCCGAGCTCAACAACTCCATCAGCGTTGATGTCGTAGCTGACGCGGTAGTAGGCGCCGTCGCGACAGAAGATTGCGTTCGCGTCGTAGATGTCCATCACCCACAGCTCGTTGTTGACGCTGTACTTTTCTTTGAGCGCTGTCCGCACGCGCTCCTGCAGGTCTCCGTACGACAGACCGTCGGGCAGCGTCAGGTAGATTGCCTGGGCGCCGTCCGAGAGCTGGAGGCCAGCGGCCGCGTAGAGCTCGGTGATGTCGTCGAGGTTCTGCACAGCCGGGAGATCAGCGCCGAGGAGCGCCAGGGCCGTCAGCACGACGGGGTACTTCTCCCCATCGACGGTGTAGTCGTAGTTCAGCTCGACGCTGCGCTTCCGGTAGGCGCCGGCATCGATCAGGTCGGCGATCTTCGAGGGCACTTTCATCAGGTCGGCGACCAGCCATTCGCCCTTGCGCCGGAGGTTCGCGACCCAGCCAGCGGCCGGCAAGCCGTCTTCCTGCAGAATCTTCTGCTTCTCTGTGTGGCCGAGCTTTACGGGCGGGTCGAGTTTACCCTTGGTCGCTGCGTAGGCCGCGACGATGCCGTCCAGCATCTTCGTCGTGAACCTGCAACCGGCCTTCGGGCATCCCTGGCCGTGCCACGTCCCGACCGACATGACCTCGACGCCCTTGATGTCGCGCGTTTCGAGTTTGGCCATCGGTCTACGCCTCGGTCGCCGTCTCGGGATGCTCGGCGGCTTGCGTCACGGCGGCGACGGAGCTGTCCTGCGTCTCGTCGCCAGACTGTTGGTTGCCGCTCTCCGGATTCTGGGTCACAGCCGATGGTGAGACAGGGGCCGGTGCCGTCTTGGCGGGCTTCGATCGCTTCGACTTCTTGCCGCCGCGGCGCTTGGCCTTCGGCTCGGTCGTCGCCTTCGGCTCGGTCGTCGCCTCGGTGGACTCCTCGTCCTCGTCGTCGTCGTCATCCGGCTCGATCTCCACCGTCGCGCGCTCGGTCACCATGCGGACCGGGTACGTCTTGGCGACGATCTTCCGGCAGCGCTTGCAGTAGTCGATGTCGAACACCGTTGATCCGGAGACCTCGACTTTTTCGACGTCGTCCTTCACCTTCCCGCAGCGCTGACAGAGCTTTCGTTCCTTGGTCATCGTTGACTCCTCTCTCGTGACGCCCGAAGCAGCGCGCCGCGTAGGCGCCCCTCCTCGAACTCCCCGCCGACGCGGATCTGTTGAACCAGTTCTTTGACGAATGCACTCTTCATGTGGGCGCTCACGATGGCCGCCTCGGCCGCCGCAGAGGCGCCGTCACCCGACTCGCGCGTCAGGTCGTCGATTAGCTCGCGCTTGAACGGCACCGCCACGTCCGCGATCGCTCGGGTGTCTCTCCGCGCGTGGTACGTCTTGCCGATCTCGATCAGCTTTTCGATCTGCCTCGACAACGTCGGCGGCGGGGGCGTCCGCTCCGCCCCGTCAGCCTGGGGCGGAAGGTTGAGCAGCGTGCGCGACTCGCGCTCTACTTCGGCGTCTGGCGTTAGGGCGCCGGCCTGGGTGAGCGCCAGGACGGCGTTCGCGAAGCTGGCCAGGTCGCGAACCTCAAGCCGCGAGTGTCGCAGCCGCGGGTATGCGTCCACCGACCAGTTGTAGTCCACCCACTGCTTTATGAGGTGACTGCTGACGGTGTCGATGACGTTGCTGCCGATGCCGCCGAGCGCCATCAGGAAGAACGACGTCTTGTCACCGTGCATCGCCAGGCTGCCGGTCGATCCCGCGCCCATGCCGATGAACTCGGCAAGGATCGAGCGCAGGATCCGGAGGTCGTGGTGCTCGATCGCCGACATCGGGTCGAGGACGCCGGCTCCGCCGGTCTCCAGGCGATACCCAAATTGGTCATCGACCTCGGTGAAGAACTGCTTTTCGTGCGCGTGCAACGTCATCAACGCCCGCTCAAGCTCCCTCTGTTTTTCGGGGGTCTTGGCGTCGCCCTTGAGCGTCCCGACGTCGACGCCCACCGCGCGCTTTTCGATAGCGATGGCCTGCACACGGTAGAAGTTGTCCTTGTAGAAGTAGTGCTTCCACGCCGAGCGAAGGAGACTCACGCCTCGGAAGTTGCTGCCCTCAAGTTCGTTCACGAAGGCGAGTAGCTTTTCGACGGGAATCTCGACTGTCTGGAAACCGCCGCTGTTCGTCGTCGCCTGGGTGATGCCGCGCAGGCCTCCGGTCTCGTCAACGAGCCACTGCTGGACGGTCTTCGGCATGCGTGGCGCGATCTTTCGCAACATTACGAGCCCGTCGCGCATCTCCCACACCTTCTCAAACGGCATGGAGCCGTAATCGAGCATGAGGAGCGCCTGGCGCAGGAACACTTTGAAGGGGATCGTCATCCCGTAGATCAACGCCTGCTCTAGCCGTTCGGCAATCTCCCGGTCCTGGGCGCTGTCTGAGGCGGGATCCATTCCCCACGTCGCGTTGAGGAGCGGGAGCTTGATGGCGGTCAGCCCGGCGCGGACGGTGCCGTCGTTGCGCATCCGGTCGTACTCGTCGTACGACTGACCGGCCTGGAGCTTCGTGTTGTATTCGCTGTCAGACAGCACGCCCGAGAAGATCGTCGTCCCCGTCGCGCCCAGCTCGTTGAGCGGGGGAGCTTTCCGCTTCTCGGCCAAGCTGACGCTGAGGCGCCCGATCTTCAAAACGATGTGCCTCTCACTCCACGGAATGCCGGCCCACCGCCGTCGTCTACACCGCGTTCGTGCTCACCTGCTCCGATGGGCAGGAGAGGCCCGCTGACTCCACTGACGCCGGCGGCGATTGCGTCCTGGCGCGCCTCATCGGCGAGCACCGCTGCCATGGCGCCGTCCATCTTCATCGGCGAATCAGGTCGCTCTTTCTGGATGACCCACATCGGGACGTTGCTGGCGTCCTTCAGTGAGAGCGTGCGCCGGCATGCGTTGCCGATGTGGCGTTCGAGCTCGGGATGCCCGTCGTGGGTGATCTCTTCGTTGATGATTGCGTCGGCAAAGTTCTTCACGGCTGACGCCATCTGCGCCCAGCGGTTCGTCGGCCACTCAAACACCTTGCCGTCCTTGCCGGAGCCCCATCGTGCCGCCCAGGTGGCGAGCTCCGAGCCCCAACCCCATGGGTCCGCGTACATGCGCCAGACCTTCCACCGCTCAAAGCATGCAGTGACTGCTGCGTCCACCTGTTCGGACGGAACGCTCCAACCATCGCCTTCAGCACCAGCCGGCTTCTCCCAGAGTCCGACGAGCCACTGATGCCGCGACGGGATGTGCTCGGCCACCAAGGCGGTCGAGTCCTCGAAGCGCGATCCGTCGAAGCCGAGGGTGATCCACTCCTTCGCCGGGATGACGATGCTGGAGCGAGCCAGCTTCTTCCAGCGCTCGGTGTCGAACGCGCGGCCGGCGTCGCGGACGATCATGTTGAACCAGATGCGCTTCAGGTACTCACGGTTGGCGGTTGGGTCGGCGAAGTCGGCGACGATCGCGCGGATGTCTGCCCACTTCGATGCGTCTTTGCCCTTCGCCTCAATCGCGGCCGCTCGGAGACCCGCCTCGGTGGCGAGGTCATGCTTGTCCGATGCGGAGCGGTGGTAGTAGAACAGGGTCGAGTCGCCGAGCTTGTTCTGAGCGACGAGCCGCGCGTAGTCCATGGTCTCTTCAGCGATCGACTTCTCACCCGGTGAGAAAGCCGTCGTTGTCTCCAGGCTCCAAGCGTCGGCCTTTTTACGCTTCGGGATGTTGCGCAGCATCGCCTCGTGCGCCTTCTTCAGGCGCCGGAGAACCCAGCGGTGCGTCTCGTCGAAGTGCTGGAAGGTCGTGCGCGCGCCGTCTCGGGCGTTCGGGCTGCTGGCGACGGGCTCGGCCTTGCCGGTTCCGTCGCGGCGCGTGATGCGTTCGAGGCCGAGGTCGAAGTCCTGGGCGATGCTGCTGTTTTCGAGGATCGCGAGTAGGGCGCCGTACGCCAACTCCTCCGTCACCTCCTCAGTGGTCGAGACCATCGGGATGTACGGGTCGGTGACGCCGCCGCCGATCGGATTGCCGTGCCCGTCCCAGCCGACGGTGCGTACCGGACCGTCAGGGTGGAGCTCGCACGCAGCGATCATCGCCGCCAGCTCCGTCTTCGCCCAGCCCTTCGAGAGCGACAGGCCGACGCGTTTGAAGCGACGGCGGCCGGCTTCTTCGTGGTCCTGGGGGAACACCTCGTACATGCTGTCGATCAGGCCGCGCTTGTCTTCGTCGAGCTGCACCTTCTGGCCGAGGATGTCTCCGGGCCCGTGGACCAGGAACGACTCGATGAAGTCGCAGACCTGGGGGCCGAGCGTCGGCCAAAGCTCATCGGATGTCTCCATCCGCGGGACGCAGAGGACGGTCATCGAGCGGTCACCAGGCGGAGGGCGTATCGCGGGTCCTTCTTCTTCAGCGACTTCGCGCCTTTAACGGTGGACTTGCCGGCGCTCTTGGTCTCGCTGTCCGGCTCGGCGACAGCCCACTGCAAGCGCAGCCGGTCGATCGGTGTGAGCCCGAAGGCCTGACCCTGCAAACGAATCTCCTTCAGCGTGTCCAGCGACGGATCCTTCCAGAACGAGTCGACGATCTCGATGAACATGTAAAGCCGCATGAGATCGACGTCGAGGAACTTGTCGGCCTGCGGGCTGCGCCAGATCGAATTCCAGTACTCCTTCGTGAGCGGCTCCCAGGTTCTCCCCTTGCGCTTCGGTAGTGGCGGCGGAATGCGGCCGCCCTTGTCGTCGACGAGGACGGCGCGAGTCACGGTCTTGTTTCGCCGCTGTCGGTTAGCCTTCGGAGCTGGACCGCTCATCCGGAAATCTCCAACTCGTACCGCGACTCTCCAACCCGTACGCGCAGAAAACTTGGTGCCGTAGGGTCGAGCGTTGAAGGGGTCATTTAGTTTCCGAAGCCTCCGTCTTGGGTCGCCGTCTTCCGTGAGTGCGATGCATGGCAGCGTGCCTTGAGGTTAGAGCGCTCTAGCCGAGGTCCTCCGCGCGTGAACGAGAAGAGGTGGTCTACGTCCGTCGTAGGGCCTCCACAGCCGCAGTCGCACCAGGGCTCTTCTGCGAGTACCTGGCGCCGTAGCTTCTCCCAGTCCACGTCGTATCCGCGCTGAGTGGACGAACCGCGCTTGCGTTCGTAGTCCCGGTTGCAGTCAGCGCACCGACCGTTCCGCTCCGCCACCTTCCAGCAGCCTGAGACGTTGCACGGCTTCGGTGGTCGGGGCATAACAGAAGAGCCGCCCTGTTCGGACGGCTCACGAGGTAGCGCTTCCTACGCGCTGGGGACAGTTCGAGAACTAGCGTTATCGTGGGGTTTACAGGGGCAACCTGTCAAGGGGGTAGGTGCCTTAGCCATTGGTCGTGCATCGTTTTCCGGAAGGCGAGCGTCCTCTAATGATGTAAGCTGGCTCAATTGATAGTTTAGAAATCGGGAGGATTGGCATGGCCGATCGAGTTCGCAAGCGTCAGACGCCGATCATTGAGGGCAACCTTGGTGAACCCCGTAAGTTCCCGATTCGCTGGGAGGGCCTGGATACGGTCCCGACCGTGTTCTCCAACAATTTCTTGATCCAGACGACCGGCGAGGAGTTCTTCGTTACTTTTTGCCAACTCACCCCGCCCCTGCTAATTCCCGGGACGGAGCCCACAGCTCACGAAGTGGTAGCTAAAGCCATGTTTCGGGTGGCCCTACCCCCGACTAGAATGCAGGATCTTGTCGTACTATTAAGCCGACATCTGAACGAGTACATCGAGGCCACGGCCGCAGCGGTCGGCGAGGGAACAGAAAGCACCGAGGGAACAGAAAGCACCGAGGACGCGAACTGATATGGTCCAGCGACATCAAGAAGAAGTGAGCAACCCCCTATCGACCCTGGCGTCAACAACGCCGGAGGTCGGCGAGTATCTGTCCGCCAAGAAGCTTTGGGCGCGGGGGCTGGTGGCTAAACGTGCCCACAGGACTAACTTTCCCGACTCGTATTTTGTAAATTGGATCGAGCCGACGGCGGCGACCAACGTGGAGGCTTTGGACGACACACCGAAGGTTTACTACGTTGATGGTGTGATGTACGCCACGTACTCGTCGCCACTGAACGTTGATCTGCGCGGCCTTGCGACGGGACGGGAATTCAAGATGGTCGCCGCTGATGGCCCGGCCGAACTGTCGATGAGCCCGGGCGTCCTAGCGAGCCTCCCGTCCGCCATGGTCGCGAGTCCTCTCGCTCTAGAGAACCGCCTCCTTCAGGATCGTGTCGCTGAACTAGAGTCGCGGATGAGCTTCGTCGAGACGGTTCTGCCCGAGGTAAAGACGGTCGTCCTGCGAACGCTCTCGCGTGAGGACGCTAAGGCTGAAATTTACGGCTTGATGAACGAGTCGCCCGAACCGCTGTACTACTCAGACATATCGGAGGCTCTGAACATTTCTCTTCCGACCGTGGTCGAGATCGTCAACGAACTCGCCAAGGAAGGTAGCATCGAGCCAGTCGACACGGTCGCTTGATGGGCGATGGGGAGCACTACAACGAGGGTGCCTGCCTAAGAGCTGAGCGCATCGTCTTCGAGACCCGAAAGCTGGATGGGGTTCGGGTCTTCCAGATGACGGGGAACCACAAGGGGACGAAGGGCAAGTTGCTGATTAACAGCTACGCGGTTATCGATCGCCAGTTCAAGACGGTCCCTCGGACGCCACCAGCGTCGCGATAATTTCACTGGCCGTCCTTCGTCGGCTTCGCCTTCCGCACGCCAACGCGCACGTCGCGCAGCAGCGTGAGGTAGCGCTTCATCACCTCCGGGTTCAACCCTCCGTTCGGCGTGATCGCATCGACGCACTGCTTGAGCCAGCGCGCCGTGTCGCGATCCGACGTCGCGAGCGACAAGGCTGCCGTCAGCCCGGCCAGCGCGGCATTCGTCTTGTCCGGCGATCCCTTCGCGAGGTTCTGCGCGAGCTGCGCGAAGATCGCTGCCGCTGCCGCCTGCTCGGCCTCCGTCACCGTCTCCTTACGTGCTGACTTCAACCTACCGCCTCCTTCGTCTTCGCCGCTGGCGCGATCACCAGCCTGAGCAGCCTCAACTTTACGCGCGAGAGAACGGATCTGTCAGCGGGGAACTGGCGGTGCTCCAACGAACGACGCGCAACGTCGAAGCCCGCCGGCCAGAGCCGCTGCAACCGCAGGAGCGCGAACTCCGCCACCTGGACGTCGGACGCGCTGTCCGGAAGGCTCAGCCCCTGACCGCTGTTGCCGAACGCCTTCGGCGGGTAGTCCACGCGGCACGTCGGGTTGAACGGCTGCGGGCCCATCAGCTCGCACACTCGCGCCCAGCACACCTCCGCCAGGTAGCGACGTACGTCCTCGGGCTCGCGCGCTCGCTTGTGACAGTCGCTGACGTGCTGACGGAAGCCTTCGAGCTGCAAGATCATCCACTCGCGCGTTCCTAAAATCGGCATCAGCCCTTCGCTTCCTTCGGGATGTACGGCGACAGCAACCTCAACAGCTCGCTCTGCCCCGCGCTGACCCGGGCCTCCTGCTCACGGCTGTACCGGTGCGACGGCGTATACGGCGCCGTGCACAACATCAGCGCCGCCGCCGAGGCCACCGCCTCCAGCGCCTTCACACGCTCCTGCAGCGCATCGAACTCCGCTCGGCTGACAGGCGCCGTCATGCCGCTGCCCTCAGTTCATTTCGATGCAGGGCGCCGGACGGGGGGTATTGAAATGCGCCTTGCAGATACGTCATCAACAAACGTGCCATAAAGAGTGTGGATAACCCCGGTTGACAGTAGCCCGCTCGTCTTAGACTGAGTTCAAATACGAACGGAGGTCGAAGATGCCAGGAAAGAAATCCGCTCCAAAAGCCGCGACGGCGAAGCCCGCTGGGCGCAAGGCTCAGCCCCGAACGAAAATCACGGTGTCGAAGAACGACACTCGCTACGTCCGGCGAAAGCCTGCGGGGACTTCCTCTGGCGGGGAGTTCACCAAGGACCAGGTCGACCGCAGCCGATCGCTGAAGGCCGACAACAACCAGAAGTCGAAGACAAAGACGACGCGATCGGGATTCGGCGACAAGGGCGATCGTGTGCGAAAGCCAGCGTCGAAGAAACGCGCTTAATCCGTGGTTCAACCCGAGGAAGGGAACGAAGAACAACAACAAGCCGCGACGCCGCCTGACGATGGCTTCCCGGCGCCGATCAGTTCCGAGCCCGTGGCCGCTCCAGATCATCCCGCTTCCGTCACCATCGAGCAGTTACAGCCGTACGTCTATTGGTGGTACTTCGAGCGCACTTATCGATTGATTTTCGGCACACAGATAAGGATGCTGCACTTTCTGAATGAGCAACCCCTCGGCGCAGACCGGCTGGGGATCATCCCGTTTTTCGAAGCGCATCTTGCGCTGTACACCGCCCACGGCCTGACGAGACATCGAATGAGTTATAAGAGTTACATGGCTTTCCTGCACGACTCCAACCTCGTCACCATTGATGCGGTCGACACGTATCACATCACGCCTCTTGGTCGGGCATTTCGCCAGTGGATGTCTGCTGAGAACGTCAGCTCGGATAGGCTGCTCTAACGCGGTCAGTTGTCCCGACGCATCAACGACTCCGCCGCCACCGACCGCGGCCAGCCCACCGTATGCCCCGCGTACCACACATCCCCGCGAGCCTTCACCAGCCAGCCGTCGGTGCCCGCCAGCTCGAGCAGCGCCCTGCACTGAACGCAGACCGGCGCGATGTGACGTAGCCACTCGCCCTCGGGCGTCTCCTGTGTGAGCGCCCACCGGC